GTTGCATCATGGGCCCGGGCAAATCTAACAGCCCAATCGAGACGGTTTTGAGTAATGATCCAACGTGCCCCACCATCAATGTGATATTCGTGGGGCATGTTTTTCCGCAACCATTTGGCTAAGTTTTCGAGACTGACATAATTGTCCGGGATCGGTACTTCTGTCATCGGATCAACTTGTTAAAAATATCCAACTTGTCCAGGCATTTCAAGCAAAGTGAGTTATAGCCCGGACCGCCTGTGCTGGAGATAGCACCGCCGCAACTAGAGCAAAGAATGAATGCCTGCGTGACAACATAGCCACGCCGTGGTGCATAGATAGGTTCCAGTCGATAGCCAATGGGCTCACGATCTTCTGGAGGTTCTGGCACTTCCACAAACAGCGTGGTATTCTCATCAGGCTGTCCTGGTCTTAACCAACGCACTTCACCATTCTCAATCCATCCTACTGCTTTCATACTGTGTCCTTAAAACGGAATGTCGTCATCCATATCGTCAAACATTACAGGCTCGAGCTTTGGTGCCACATAATCAGGGTTGTTAAAGTTGCTGAACACTTCCTGATAACCACCTGACCAATCACTGCTACGCAGTCTGTCTTGATTGTCACAAAGAATTTCTACCTTATCTAAACTGCTGTAGTCACCAGAGGGGCAGTCGTAAACGGTCACATAACCATTGTAGAAAGTTCCATTCCAATTACCATTAACTACCCAGAAGTCAAAGTGAGTTGGGCTGTATTCCTGCTCAACATTGACCAGCAACTTTGGACGCTCTTGTGTTCCTAGCATCAGTCTCATTGTTCAACTCCGAAAAGTTCAGTACCATCAGCAACATGTGCCCAATCCAACGCTTTACCATCACGCACTATCATCCAATCCCACATGTTGAGTTCAAGATTCCATTTGATATATTGTTGATCTGGCAATTCGTACCACTCTCCGTCTTTGGGAGTGTCTCTGAATTTTGCCCGATGTTCAACTTCGGTGCTCATGATTCTACCCTCGAAAGTTTGTCCCACGCCAAGCCATGCCACTGTTTAAAACTAACCACTGTGCGGCTAGGGTGTTCTAGACTCCACACAATTTCCCACCACTCCATGTCAGTGTCGCGATACACAATACGCACACGATTACCATACAATGTTCGAAAGAGCGTTACAACATTTTCTGCATCGTTTGTGACGCTCATATACCTAGGATCGCCATTGGCATCACAGTCGTCTTCAATGTAGACAATGTTGTTCTCTGTGTCCCTATCGACTTGATGGAATCTGCTTCTTACTGTCATGCTGTGATCCAATCTATGCTGTCTCGAGTTTCAATGCTTTCATAGCCATCGTGTTCGGTTATCTGAAACTGTGTGCCTTGAGGTATCCATTTAATCTGTAAATCCTCTAAGCCACCTGCGTAGAACTCTGGATACTTGAGTGTGGCATAGGCCTGAGCTTCTTCCCACTTTTCATTCTCTACTAGATCAACTAGGCCTGGGTCAAACAAAATTTGTTCGCGTATGTCCGAGCTAGCCCAAGTGCTCCAGCCAGCACCAAAGCCCGGCGAGTATAGAACAGCCACCAACCCATCACGAACTACTCGGTTCATTCTTCAACTCCGAAATGTTTCTTAATCACTTCAATACATTGGCTAGCACCGAGTTCCTGATCGATGCCATATTTTAGATAATGCTTTTGGATAACATCAATATCATCGCAACAATTGATACATTCCCGAACAATCAACTCGGCAAACTTTTCTTCCCAGATGATGTTGTATTTCGGATCACCGATAACATTCAAGTCACACCACGCATCTGTTTTCATTGCGAGTTCTTTAATTCGTTCGTTCATACATTAAATCCTACATTGCGAAGAGCTGTCACAGCCTGGCTATACCTTGCATGATCGACCTGCAAGTATTCTTTGCTGATACTACTTTGCACAGTTTGTTGATTCACACGATCATACATGTCCTTGGCTTCTTTCAACCCTAAGCCGCGACGATCCCATTCGCGAATTGCTTTGATGCAAGGCACAGCATTGGCCATGCCCGAAGGATACAAACCTTTTAAATGAACTCGATCATTGTAGTTTCCAGTGATCATGGCCATGAAGATTTGAGCCTTGACGTCAGGATCAAGAGTATCAGCAATGGTAGTCCACAGCTTCAAACCTTCATCGGCACCGTAAGCCTCAGTGATGGCTCGCATAAAGTGCATGCCATTTGAGACTACTGCGGTTTTGTGATCTTCTGGAATCATCGTTGCGTCCGTTTCAACAGCCAGAAAGTGACTTCCTGGGCAGGGATAACACACATTTCTTTGCTGAACTTTTGAACCGGGCGAGTGCTAGGGCTTGGATCAGCAAGCATGATCTTTACTGTAGCCGCACCATTACCTCGAGCTTTGCCCAGTGCTTCGACTCGGTATACGTTAGCATAGAACGCAACAAAGTCGCCAACACGAATTGGGCGGTCAATAATGTCAGTGACTTCGATCATGCGTATTCCTTTTCGCTAAGTGTTTCCCACATTTTACGCTTTTCATAATAACGAGTCAAGCCAGGCCAATCACTTGCAAAGATTTTAAAGTCGTAACCCGGACGTTGGCACCAAGTGTCAAACTCTTTGTCAAAGTATCCACCACCACCACCTCCTGTGCCAGTATGAGCACGCTGGCGACCACTGCGGAATGTGCCTTTAGAGAACAGGTCACTGCCAAGATACATACCGTCTAACTCTTTAGGCCATTCTACAATCCAATCAACACGACCTTGCCAACCAGGATAGCCTTGCGGGCGACCGTCTTTGGCTTCATTGCTTGACCAGCAAGTGACGCCATCGTGTGGGCATGAGTGGCTATTGCTAACTGAGTCGTTCCAACGCAGGCTGTGAGTAATTTTCAACACTTTTGGCACTGGCACAACCACAGCGTTTTTGCCACGACCCGACTTCTTGCCCACACGGTCCCAATCATAGCGATTGCCCTCTGCGGCTTCGGCCCAGAACAGGTGCTGGTTGTCAATGACCATTTGCATCCATTGATCAATGCTTTGCTCACGCTCATACAACTTAGCCCAGGCGGCATCTTTCTCTGCCGCGGCGATTTTCAGTCGGCGTTGAGCGTTGCGGTGACGTGCAAGTTTACGCAGGTGGGCTTGATACTTTGATTTGTCCTCAAAGATCTTGCCGTCCTCGTCACACTTGTATGCTGTGATAATACTCATTCGCTGTCATCCTTTTCATGCCACAGTTTAAAGGCACGTTTTGTTTTTGGCTTAGCAATGCCCAGCAACTCTTTTTCCTCTTCACTGAGCTTGGCCAATGCAGCCGCCTTCTTAGCTTCGCGACGTTCTTTTGCTTCGCGAGCTTCTTTGGCCTTGCGGTCATCTTCTTTGTGCTTGAGCCACCACTCACGCACTTCATCATCTTTTAACAAAAGCATATCCTCGATCTTGTTGTTTTCAAGCTCGCCCAACGCCTTGCAGGCAATACGTGCCAGCATGTCAGCTTGCTTTTTCAGTTCACGAATTTTATCACGATCATCGCTGTTTCGATCCCAACTGTTATCATAACTTTGACAGGGCATGATTATCTCCTTAACGCTTTCCAAATCTTACGGGCATCTTCTTGTCTGTGTTGTTTGCAGTTCTTGCTACAAAACAGAGCCCACCCACGTTGTCGATCTGCAACACGAGCAGTAAACATTGTCTCGCAATGCTTACACTGGTATTGATTAGTAAGACCCCTCGTCTTCGTATTCATCTTCTTCCTCGTCGTAGCCACCAGCAGTCTCAATCTGCACATGACCAAAAATCAACAGTCCTTGATCTGAACTCACTTCAAAGGGCTGTGCAAACTCTACAACGGCACCCAGCTCTTCAATGTTGTCATACTGGTCATCGCGAATGTCTTCAACACGGATGCAACCAATGCTTCCAGAGTCCACACAATGGCCAGTACCAATGTTGCTTCGGTATGTGCCATCACCATATGCAGTAGAAAAACTAGCAAAGCGACGACCGTCTTTCAGTGTAAACTCACCTTCGACACCACGGGGCGGATGGTTGGCTGGGAAGAACAAATCACAGCACTCGTCCCATTCGGGGTGCATAACATAGCACAGATCACCAATGTAATATTTTCCTGCGGGCATTGTCATATTAGGCTCCTTGAAGTGCTTGTTGGTTTTTACGGCGGGCAACATACTCTGCCAAGGCCACTTTGCGTTCCAGGTAGTCAGTGAACGAGCCTGCGTTCATGCCTTCGGCCCGCATCTCACAGCTGACTTCGCAATAGGCATCATACAAACTGCAACGATCTCTATCGCTGACGATACCAAGGGTGTTCATAAGACGGGTTTGTTTTGCGTTAAACATCCGAGCTCCTTAGATCAAATCAACTTGAATAGAACGACCAGCAAAGTTGCCAGCCACGCCAACAACAGGATCACCGCCTTCACGCAGGCGTTGGATTTCTGCCAGTGCGGCAATTGTAGCATTATAGCTACCAGTTTCAGCAAACTGCCCACGGATTACTTTTCCGTAAGTAGTATAGATACCAACATTACCTTGCATAACACGGATCTTTTGGCTACGGGCGAACTTGAGTTTCATTTGGGGCTCCTTTTTGCTGTCTATGTGTATATTATAGCAAATCGGGCATTATTGGTCAACCAAAATAAAACCCGCACAAACTGGCGGGTTTCTGGGTTTAAAATGTAATACTCAAGTATTACAAAAATACCACTAGCAACAGCAAGCCCATGATCACTAGGAGCCCAATGCTGTCAGCAACATCTGACCCAGCAGATTGCTTGTAGTCCTTGGGCGGGGCCAGTGAGTCTAGCCATTCTTGAAACTTCACTGCAAGTCGCCTTTAAGGGTGTGCCACAACTTGGGATCAGTGCCCAAGTAGATGTGATACTTTTTGTAGTTACGCCAGCGGCTCAATCTGTTTACACCGTTCTCAACCCAACGGAACATGTCATCGCGGAACCAAAATGGATTGATGATAGCAATCAGCAGTGACGTGAACACTGGCACAATCAACAATGCAACAACAATCCAATGGAATGTCATGGCTAAGTAGTAGTTGCCTTCGCCCGGCCGGAGTTCAATTTCTTTGTTCATCATATTAATCCATTAAGTCGTATAGTCGATCAGTCCAGTATACATCATAGGCCTGGCACTTGTCTGCTATTTTACCCACTTCTGCGGCTTTTTGCAAGTAGGTTCGAGCATTCTTGACCTTTTGCAGTTGCTCGATTAACTGATCGATACCCTGATCCATTTTGTCATCTAGTGACGTCCTAAACAATTTTGTCATACCTTTTCCTTCATGTTTGTGGAACTACCTTCGTAACGCACACCACGTTGTTTTCCATCAACTTCTTCAGCAATGTAGTAGTGCCACTTGCACTCAACTTCGATACCCATCTTGGCAAGAACACGTTCAAGCAGTTCGGCACGGTCGAGTAAAACACCATTGCTTACTTTAACTTCTTCGCCGTCAATGTAGGCAGTCCAATCGCCCCATGAACCTTTTTCAAGTGTAATCTTGCTCATTTTACAAACTCCTCATATTCGTCGTAGGTTAGATACCAGTCAACGATTGGGTTGTAATACTGACCACGCTTGGTATCGTAATACAACACACGGTTGCCATCGTAAAAGAACGGACCTTCTAAACCTGCACGTTCTTCAAATTGTGCGCGGAACTCTGGTGAGACGTTGATAACTCGATAGCCCATGTGCGGCTCCTTTTGTTTCTTTGTAAGTGTATTATAGCAAATGGGTGATTTTGAGTCAACCGTTTTAGTGTGTGTTTAGTGCAGGTGCATATTCACGGATCAGCTCGCGTTCACGAGCATGAGCAGGCTTGCGTCCACGCACGAACTCAACAATGCCATAAGTGAATGCCGCGACACCGTGTTCACGAATGCTCTCGCACAGGCCCCAGTCCTTGCCTTCAGTGAGGGCTCGGCGGATGTGCTTTTGCATACGAACTTTGAGTGCTTTGCGAACTTGCTGACCGCACACAGTAATACCAATGTATTGCTCTTGTGTCACTGTGTTGGTGATTACGTAGACAACATGCTTGGTATCTTGGCGGCGCTTACGAGTGGCTTTTTGCTTTAACATGTGTATATTATAGCAAATTGGGCATTTTTGGTCAACCAAAAAGTAATACTACAAAAGTATTACTTTTTTGGGGTTACAAAATGTAAACTTTTAGTTTACTTTTTCGATGCTAGCTCTCCAGAAGTAGTCTGGGCTACCACCTTCTTCCCAATGTGCGGCGTATTTTTGGGCTTCTTCTAGGGTAGTAAAAAACCTAGTATCGTTAGGGTCAACACGCTGTCCCCAACCCCGCTCATACTCAGTAACTGTGACTTTATACAGTCCGGAAAGTTTGACTTCTGCCATTTTGGGCTCCTTTCTTACTGGTTACTACTTACTGTAGTTATAGTATAAGCGATCAGGAGTTTTTGGTCAACCGGATTTTTTAGATGATTTTTTGACTTGTTGCTTCAGCCACTGTGTATTGCCCTGAGCTCAGTGTGGCTTGAGGTTGTGGCACTATGTCGCTGACAATAATATCTGTGTCTACCCCGGCATTTTGTAATCTAACTTGATTGCGAGCCTCGCGCATGGTTGAAATTATAGCCTGACCCCCTTGGGTGGATGTATTGGCAATGCTTTCAAATAGCCAGGCGGTACCGCCTACAGAGGTATCTAATCCGTATTGTGGCAAATTAGAAACCAGGCTATTGGGCACTTGCCCTTCAGTTAATTGAGTGAAATCAATTCCTGCGCGACTCAAGTTTGTGTTTTCCAATGATAGCTGGGCCGCAACATTACCCCAGGCACTGTTTGCGTTGGCCACAGAAGAACTATTGTTGGCCACTATATTTCCTATCAAACTATATGCAGCGGGGATCAATCCTATTCCAGGTGTGCCTGGCCCGGTAAAAGCAACATTACCATCGCTATAAGTTCCTGCGCCTGGAAGGCCTCCAGGAATAGTAATAGAGTTAGCCATATCTCCGTAATTGCCATTGACTACATTTGCCATCACTGTGTAAACACCCGTGCTGGCGCTGGTTAATGTAGTTAGTGATCCTGATGTAGTCAATGCAGTCAGCACAGATGTTGTGGTTGATAAATTTCCGTTTACTGCCCAGCCGCCAACTGTTCCAATTACGTCTGACAACAACAATGTTCCATTTTCTCCTGTGCCAGTTGTATAGGAATTTTTATAATACTCGCTGACATTATTGGGCAATGGGGATGTCAACGCATTGATTAATCCTAGACCTTTGTTACTCTCTAACCCCAAGGAAGAAATTCCCAAGGACTGTGTTGTAGAGTTAAAAATAAACTTTACACCTTGCAACCCTGCTTGTAATGCCTTGTTGGCCAATGCCCAGTCTGGTGGAATTATATTACGCAACTGGACATAAGTCATACCACCATTTTGGTATCCTTGCAATGGTGCCAATACGCTGGACGGCAATTGTGTTTCTAAGTTTGTATTAACTGCGCCTGAATTATCAATGTAGATACCTCGTAGACCATCAACTGTAGGGGCAGTTAGTGTAATAAAACTTGTTGGGAACAATTTTACAGGATTCAAAAGATCTGCCAGATTATTGATTCCCGGTGTAACAACTCTCAAGGATCCTAAAATTTGAATTAGTGCAGAACCTGTGATCTGAGTCATTGTCTCATATGCCAGTTTCTGTTGTTCATCTGTCATTTTAACAGTATCAACATTATCAACAGTTCTTGAATCTATTCCGGCATTGACCAATGCAGCATTGAGTGTGGCGCTGCCTCCGGCCACTGTGTAAATTTGTTTAAGCAAGGATTGAGGGGCACCGAGATTAGGCAAATCATCTAAATTAATTGCATACCCCAAAGCTAAAAAATCCGAACTGAAGGCCTCAAATGCTTGACTAATTTGACTCATTCCGCCAGTGACTGTGTTGTCTTGACTGTAGTATGTTGCATTGCTACTGGCATTGTTGGCATTGACCGAACTGTTTATAAATTGATTAGAGGTAGTTACAAATGATTCAGCAGAATTTAAAACCTGCTCGAATTTTCCAAGATCGCCATTGCCGATTATATCATCAATATGTGTCAACAGCAATCCAGTGAGCCCATCAATAGGCGTATTGCCAAGAGCACTTTGATAAGCAGTCGGAATTGAATCAGTTAATGCAGGAAAAATGTTACTGCTTAAATTCTGCAATGATGTTTGAACACTGTTGGCCAATACAGTATTGGCTGTATTGATCACATTGGAAAATTGAGAAACAACACCAAGACTGTTATAAGACGAAATACTGTTTATTGCATTGGCGTTGGCAGAAATAGCTACTCCACCAACATTGCCTAGTATGCCAGCACCAGCAATTAAATTTACTGAACTAATAACACCTGCCATTATACTGCCCTAACATCAGAACTGCCACCAGCTCGAGCATGACCGCAGGTGTCTTTGTTTCCAGTTAACAATAATGGCTTTCCGTTAACTCGCACAGTTTGTGCGCCGCCGGTGGTTCTAGCAATACAGTGTGTTGGTTTTTTTGGACTGCAAGGGGGATGCGGAGTTACAGATGATCCAGGTGTAGCTGCTGGGCGACCGTTGATTCGGACCGAAGTCACACCAGATGTAACAATGCCCCCGGCACCGTTAGCATCCCCCTGTCTCTGAACCGGTCTACCCATTGTTTACCCCATTATGATCTTTTTGTCTGGTACTCGGATACCAGTTGTAGCTTCAATATACTTCATCTTGACACCGTCATCTGTCAAGGCGTGAATAGCTACACAATTCATATTTATCTGGATTTTTTGGTCTGGATCTGCAGTAAACAAACTTTGAATTAGTCCCATGCCCTGCGGCCCCGGTGCTACACTCACAGGAGTTTCAACAGAAACTAAATTGTCACTAATTTCTGTAACCTTGGCGATAACTTCTTCGCCTGAGTTGAGTTTAAATGTATATACTTGTCCTACGTCCATTATGCGCTTTCTGTTAAATGTTGTTTGAGTTCGGTAAAGCCGCCAATTAGTTTTCCGTCGAGAAAAATCTGCGGAACTGTGCGAGCGTTTGGAACCGCTTCTAATAATTCTTCTTTAGTATACCCGTCGCCAATTTTCTTTTCTTCAAATTGGATACCTTTTGACTGTAATAAGGCTTTAGCCTGGTCACAGTAAGGGCAGTGATACTTACTCCATACGATTGCTTTCATTATAGTTCTCCTTAAAATATTTTTAGGCCCACTTCAGCAAGAATGCTGTCAGTGCTGCGCTGTTTTCAAATACAACCTTGTTGGGTTGCATAAAATAATCCTTGCGGTCATCTACGTCAATTCTACAGTTAAAGTATTCTTCAAACTGTTCGAATATTGTTTCTTGATACGGCACCTTTAAATGTTCTCTTAACCAAATACCTGCTTCGTTTAACGCAGGATGGTCGCCGGGCAATACATTCCTTACATCCACTTCAATGTCCATATTACAATATCATCCTTAACAGTAAACCCCCACCACTCTTTTTTATCATCTGTGTCGCTGCTGTAACAACGGACTTTGCCCTTTAGCGTCGAGTTGCACCATTTGTAGTAATCCCATTTAAACCTGTGGACTCCAATTGGCTTTACACAAACAAACCATTCAGAAGGGTCAACGCTGTCTTCTTCGGGAATCCATAGTGGACTGTCGCTATTGCCCAGGCCTTCTTTAAGAGCATTGAAGGTATGGGCAAATTCTTCACGGGTTAAGATCATAGTTCTGGCAATGCGTCATAATCAAGTTGATCACTCATCACGCCAATAACATAGTTAGTTGATTCGTTCTCTTGCAGTGCAGTTTGTTTCTTGCTGGTATCTGTGTGCTTATTGAACCACGGAATGGGCGTAGACTTTGGATGCGGATTGTTATACTTGATACCAATCTCCTTGAGTGCATTAAATGCTGTGTAGTCCACAAAGTCTTTGAGGATCTGTGCGTTAAGACCAATCACAGGTCCGTGTTTGAACAAGTAGTCAGCCCAGGCTTTTTCTTCATGTATAACATCTAGATACATAGCATAAACTTCTGCTTCACACTCTGCCTTGGCTCGGGCAAAGCGTGGATCTTCTTTGACAACTTGGTTGATCAACCAGGCAGTCCAGTCTTTGTGCAGAATTTCATCTTGTAAAATCAATGAGATAATGTTACCGTTGCCAATGAAAATACGATTCTCTACCATGGCCAGTGATGTAGCAAACGAGACCATAAAGCGGAACGCTTCAAGAGCATAGCTAGCATGTAAAGCTAGATAGATTGCTTTGATATATTCTTCTTCTTTGATATTTTCACCTACCTCTTTGCGGCAGTTCATAATATGTAATGCATCATAGTATTTGCCAACACTGCTAGCCATGTTAACAATCTCTTCAGTGTCGTGAATTGTGTTGAATACATCCTTGGGAACATTGTAGATGTTACGGATAATATGGCTGTAGCTACGACTGTGAATATTGGTTTCAAAGAATGTCCACACATACATCAAGGCTTCAAGCTCAGGAATACCAACCACAGGCGTAAAGATTTGACTTGGTCCACGACCTTGCAAACTATCCAGTGCTGTTTGACGTAGCAAGTTGCTAGTAAAAATATGACGCACAGTGTCGCTGGCGTCTTTAAAGTCGCTAGCATCTTTGGTCAATGAGATTTCTTCTGGCACCCAAAAGAACCCGCGCTGGTCTTGTTCAAATTTGGCCAGCTTGTTGTATTTGACTTCTTCAAATCGCTGAATAGTCACAGGGCCAGCAGGATCCAAGAACATCTTGCGTTGTAGATAATCTGTTTTTGTTTTTAAATTGTATTGTTGTTTGCTCATTTTATTGTTCTTCGTAAGTTCTTAAAATTTTAACACCTGTCTCGTTTTGATAACGTTGAAAATACTTTAGCCAGGTCTCGTCGAGAATATGACCTGCATCGTAGCTGGCTCGATCTTTCCATAAGAATCCGTCTGGAACAATTATCATATATCCCAATTTTATTGCTTGTTGCCTGTGATTATTTTGTCGAGCAGCAGCTTCATTCCACTCTTGTTTTTCATCAGGCGACAGAGATTCTATCCAATTAGGGAAAGTAATAGGTAATGAATCTTCGGGCCAGACAAATTGAATTTTTTGTAATATTTTCATAATTTGCATGCCTCGCAGTCTTCTGCATCATCAAAATCGATTGGTTCTAAGGTTGCTATTTCTTCATCTCTAACTTTGACCCCTTGCTTGTTGATCAAGCTGTAGTAGAATGTCTTCAATCCCCAGTAATGTGCCTGCATTAGATTTTTAGCAATCAATGTTGTTGGCACTTTGCGTTCTGGAAAATGTGCAGGGTTGTAGAATGTGTTTGTAGAAATACTTTGATCAACATAGGCTGCAATAACAGCCGCAGTTTTCAAATATCCGTCGCAGTCTTTCTGTGCCCACATTAACTGATACTTATTCTTGAGTTTGTGATATTCAGGAACAACTTGTGTCAGCGATCCGGCCTTACTTTCTTTTACAGTGATCAAGCTCATGGGCATTTCAATGCCGTTGGTTGAGTTAATAACAACAGAACTAGATTCAACTGGTGCCACTGCCATTAGTGTTGCATTACGCACACCATAGCTACGCATTTGAGCACGTAGACCCTCCCAGTTCAATTCAGGATCAAAATTTGTAAGCTCATTGACACCCATGGCACGACGCTCCCATGGGAACACGCCTCTTCCATACCACGTCTTGTCGCTATCCTTACAACGGCCGCGTTCTTTTGCAAGTTCCACGGTTGCTTCAGTAAGGTAGTAAGCCTGGTGTTCCATCCAGGACTTAACTTCGGCCAAGGCGTCTGCGTCTCCATAGCTAAAGCCACGCTTGGCGTGCCAGTAAGCAAGGTTTGTGATACCGATACCAAGTGGCTGAATCTCATCATTAGATAGTTGACTTTGTATCGAGAGGAAGTCCTGGTAGTCAAGGATGTTACAGAGGCTGCGTTGCAAAATACGGCAAGCGCGGCGCATGTCCTCAGGATGGCGGAACGCACCCCAGTTGATTGATCCGAGAGTGCATAAAGCAATGCGACCCTCGGCGTCATCCAAACGTTTGAAAGGTCTTGTAGGAAGGAGAATTTCACAGCAAAGGTTACTCTGGTAAATGGTGTGATACTCAGGGTCAAACGGACCTTGGTTCATCACGTTGTCAATGAACACTAGATAAATGCGACCAGTGTCTGTTCGCTCCTTAAGAATACCTGATTTGAAGACTTCTTCAGCAGACATAGTTTTCTTCCGGAGGTCAGATCTAGCTTCATATTTGACATAAAGTTCTTCAAATAATTTAGTGTCCCGGTAGAAGGCTTCGTATAGATCCGGCACTTGGTTAGGGTCAAAGAACGTGATGTCTTGTTTGTTTTTAAATCTACGCCAGAAAAAAGCAGAAAGCACCACCCCATAGTCCATGTGTCGGACACGGGTTTCTTCGGTTCCTTGATTGTTCTTGAGCACAATGAGATCATCGAATTGATGATGCCAGATGGGATAGAAAACAGTGGCACTTGCATTACGGATACCTCCTTGTGAACATGAACGTAAATCGCCAAACCATTTCTTAAGGAACGGGATCATACCAGTGTGCATGATCTCGCCACCACGTATGGGTGATCCTAAAGGTCGTAAACGTCCAATTTCCAAACCAATGCCAGCACGTTTGCTAGCATACTTGGCCATCATTTCCCCAGAAGCAAAAATACTATCGAGATCATCGTCACTACGAATAAGCACACAGGAACTAAATTGTTTGGTTGGTGTACCAAGCCCAGCAAGGACAGGGGTAGCAAGAGTAAATAGACCATCGCTAGCCGCGTTGTAGTATTCCTTGATGTA